GTGTTGGCCGACGCCATGATGGCCGGGACTTCGATCCACTCCCCGCCCCGGAGCTGCCGCCAGACACGGAAGATGCGGTGATCCACATCGGGGACCATCCCGGTAACGGTCACCAGGACCCCGGGCAGGGTTGACCCGTCCGCGGCGGTCGTGGACTGCGACGGGGCGGCCGTCACGGTGAGTGCCATGGGCCCTCCTAAATGTCGTCGGTTGGGAGGGCTTTACCGGTGAACCCGCCCCGGGCGAGGGCGTCGCGGGACCGCACGGTCAGCAGACGGTTACCTACCCGGACGTACTCGTTCAACGAGCGCTGTTGGTCCACCTGATCTTTCATTGCGTTGGCGGCCTCTTCGTGGGCGCGGACGTTCACGCCCATCAGGTCGTTCAGCTCTTCCACTTGCGCGATCTCGTCGGCGCGTTGGGCGGTGATCGTCTCCCCGTGCCCGGTCTGTAGCCGGATACGTTCCGCGGTCGTCGCCTGTAGCTGGTTCATCTTCGCTATGTCGTCAGCGGTGGGCTTCCCGATGAGCAGATGAAAGATGGTGTCTTTCCCGATGCCGTTCCGGGCGAGCTCCTGTAGCCGCTTGGACGCCTTGACGGGGTCCTTGTCGTCCCCCCCGAGCTCAAGGAACTTCTGGTTGGCGAACGCGGCTTCATCGAACTTCACGAACAGGGACGTGAAGTCCAACGTGAGGTTGTCGAACACGGCTTGGGTGGCCCGCTGTAGGGCCTGTTGCTGATGTTGTATGTCCTTGATGACGCCGCCGACGAACGCGGCCCCTAGGCCGACGCCTACCCCGATTGCGCCCAACGCGGGCGCCAGCGACGTCAGGGAATCGGTCAGAAACGCGCCAATGTCCCCCGACCGTAGGGCTTCCCCAATGTTTTCATTGAGCTCCGCGCCGATCTCCTGCCCCGCCGCCGCCGCCCGGGGGTGGGCGTCGTCCGCGACGTGATCTAGGTTCCGTTTCGATGAGTCCCGGACCCGGTCAAAGGACGAATCCATGCGGCGCGCGGTCGTGTCCGCGGCGTCCGCGAGGGCGTCAAGCTCGCGGACCGGTTCGGCCGTGTCGAACTTGGACGTGTCGGTCAGGAACTTCGCGGTGAAGTCCCGGGCTTTGTTGACCACGGCCTAGGCCCCCCCGGCTTCCCACGCGTCAAGGAACGGGTCTAGGACCCCTAACCAAGCGTCCGTGACCTTAGCGAAGTCCCGCCGGAACGTCGGGAACACGAACGGCCGCGGCGGCACGAACTGTGCCGTCGTGTTCCTCCACACGGTGTGACGGACGCCGCCGGAGCTGACCCGGGAGTAGGGGCGGTGCGCCGGCTGGTGACGCGCCCGGGACCCGCCCCATTCGGTGCCGTAGAACAGCTGCGCCCCGGACGCCCCCCCGGACACGGTCGAGCGGCGGCCGCCGATGACGAGGGTTGGTTCGGCGGCTTTGCGGACCCGGACGTCAACGTGCGGGCCGAACGGCTGCGCCCGGAACCGGGCCGCCGCGACGTCCCGCGCCAACGGCCCCGCAACCTCTTCGGACACGGCCGTCCCGAGCTCACGCCGCAAGTCCGCGGGCATGCGGCGCAACCCGCGGGCGGCGTCCCGGCACGACCGCGCGAAACCGTCGGCTACGGCGTCCATACGGGCTGGCCGATGACCGGCAGGGACACGGACCCCTGTGCCACGGACCCCGCGGTCCCACCGAACGGCACCGGGGCGCAACGCACGGACCCGCCGACGGTTTCTGTCGGGTTGTTCACGCCGTCCGGCACGAAGCTGAACGTGACCACGGCCCCGTCGTTGTCCATGAGAATCCGGGCCAGCTCGAGCGGGTTCGACGACGTCGCAACGTCCAAGTCAAGGGTCCACTTGGTCGCGCCCGTGTCGGACCCGTTCCCGTCCGGGCACGACGTCGTCCACTCCACGGTCTGAACCGCGGGGGTCAGCACGCACGACACAACCGCGCACGCGTAGTCCACCGAGTCAATCGTGATCGTGATGTCTTTGACGACATAGCCGGCGGCGGTCATGGGCGGTCCCTACTGTCGGGTTGCGAAGGTTAGAAGCATGCTAGCGGCCGCGTCTTTGTAGGTCCCGGCGTCGCCGGACACGAACGAAGCCAACGGGGCCAGGGCGGTCAGGATCAGGTCGCACGCCGCGTCCAACGCGGGCCCCGACAGGGACGGGTCATCGAACTGTGTGATGACCAGCACGGCCATGTTCGTCTCATGCGCGCACTGGGTCGCGTCGGGCACGACCCCGGAGACGTTCACGTACGCGGTCGGGACGTTGACCGCGGGGTCCCCGAACCAACGGAGCTCGACCGCGGGCGCGAGGGCTTCCAACGCGGCCACGAACTCCGCACGCGGCCCGGTAATCACACGGCCGCCGGACGGCCCACATACGGCCTGAGAATCCCTTGGACGTCCGCGAGCAAGGGCCGCACCCTGACCGCGTACGCGTCAAAGCCGATGAAGTCCCCCTGCCGCCTAGCGGCCTGCCACACGTCCCGGGCGGTCAGCACTTGGGCGTAGGACCACCCGACCGGGGGGACGTCCGGATCGTCAAGGACGGGCCCGAACGTCGCGCACTTGACCCGGGCCAGCTCGAGCAGATCGGTCAGGAGGGCGTCATCGGCGTCGGGCCAGTCCCGACGCGCCTCAGCAAGTGTCGCCCACGCCGTCACGGTCAGACGACGGGTCGGATGATCTTCACAACCGCGGACGGCTTGGTCAGGAACCCGGACAGGTAACCGAACACCCCGACGTCAATGCCGCCATTTGGCATGTTCACGGCCTGTGCCCGGATAGGTGACCCTGACAGCTCGTGGACGCGGGCCGCCCGCCGGTCCCCACCGAGTGCGGTTCCCGCCGCGAGGGACGGCGACAGGAAGATTCGCATGCCCCCGAGACTGCCCGTGCCATCGAAACCCGCGTTCCCGGTCAGGAACTCCAACGCGTCAATGGCCGGGTTCGACAGGTACTCGGAGAACAGGTCCGCGGCCACCCCGACAAAGTGGGGGATGCCGCCCCCGGCGATGACCTGAAGGGCCGTCGCCACGATGACCTCTTGCGCGGTGCTGGACACGGTCACCCCGGCGGCCGCGGTGCCGTTCGTGGCACCCGCAACGAGAATGTCCGTCACGAAGTAGGCCTCCGACAGCTCCGCGTAGCTGTCGGCCATGGCCGCCCAATAGGACTCGACAAGCTCCGTCTCCCCAAGATCGAAGATGGCGCGGTCAACGTCGTGCGCGCCCGCGAGTCGCTTGAGAACACCCGTCACCGGGAGCAGGGTCGGGCTGTTCGACGGGACGGGTCCCTTGTCCCCGGCGTAGTCATCGACCGCGGGGGACAGGTCCCAGCGCCACCCCGACGGCGGCTTGATGCCCTTGAGCTGACCTTGCGTGACCGAATCGATGAACGGGCGGGGGCGGGGGTCCTCGCGCCAGACCTCCCCGAGCCAGTCCGGGCCCTGAGCGGTCCCCGTTGACGTCGCGGTGATATCGGACAGGACCGCGGTCAGCAGACCCGCCGCGACCGGGTCCCCGCCGCGCGTCGATGCGATGGCCGCGGCGGCGTCGTGGAGTGTGATCGCCCGGGGCTGCGCGGACGCGGTCAGGACAGGGGCGGAAGCCGGCACGACGGCCGACGGTTCGATGACATCGGTTCCGGTCATGGGTTCCTCTTCGGTGTCGGGGTCTGCTGGCAGGGTAGTCGGTTCGGGCGTGTCCGGGACAGGGTCCGCGGGCGGTGTGTCGTCGGACGCGCGTACCTGCCCGCACGTCGGGCACGTCGCGGGGTCGTGCGCGTCGGCCTCCGCGACCTCAGACGCGGTCAGCAGGGCCCCCGCAAAAGCCGGGGTCACGCACGCCGCCGCCCCGACCAGCCGCCCCGACAGGAGGGCCCCGGCGTGGATGACGGGGGACTCAACTTCCACGGATACCCCCGTCTTGTCCCCCCCGTGGGCCGCGGTCAACAGCTTGTCCCCTTCCGGGCCCGGGAACACGTCGAACGACGCGGTCAGGGCCGCGTCACTGTCGGTCGTGGCGGTCATAATCCCCAGGACCCTCACCGGGTCATGCTCGTCGTTCAGGTACACGCGGTGCCCCGCCCCGAGCTCGAGCGTCCCGCGGTCGATCCGGACCGGGCCGTGCGACGTCGGCCGGGACGTCTCCCCGTACGGGACGAGCGTGTAGGTCAGCCGGCGGGCTTCGGTGTCGCACGTCAGCAGGGAACCCGTGGTCAGTCTCATCGGCTAATCCTCTGTCGTCGGGCCGACGGCGGTAGGCGTCGGGTTCGTCAGGGTCGCGGTGTCGAACTCCACCCGCTTACCGCGGGGGACCACGTCGTCAAGGGACAGCCGCCCCGCAATGGCGAGCATGTACGGCAGCACCCCGTAGTCAAGGAACTCCGCGTTCCGGCCCCCGACCGTCTCATACGTCAGGGACGCGCCCGCGTTCGTCGCGTCGATGAGGGCGGCGGGGACCCCGCACAACCGGGCGACGTCAACCGCGGACGCGTTCCGCCCCTCAATGAGCAGGTTCTCCGCGGGGGACCCGAGTACCCGGGCTTCTACCGCCGCGTTCGTGAACGCAACCCCCCCGTTGTCCCCCCGCCTAGCCGCGATCCAATCCGTGACCATGGACGCGCGTTCCGCGGCGGTCAGCTCAACGTCGGTTGTCTGGTGTAGGTCCATGGCGGGGATCGGCGCGCGGGCGGTTTTCCCCACGGCTTCCTCTAGCTCCGCGGCCGTGGTCAGCGTGCGCCGCCCGAACGAAAGGATCCCTTCATGGGGTCCGGGGATGATGACCACGGACGCCGCGTCCACCGGGACCCCGTCCACGATGACCGCCCCGCCGTCATCGACATACCAGCGGGAACGCTCAACCCTGTCCATGCGGAGAGGGAACCCCGCCGCGTCGGACTCTTTCGCCCACATCGACCACCCCGTGAACAACAGGTCATCCACCGTGTAGGTCATGCGGATGTTGGGGGACACGACCCCGTCCGTCCGGTACATCCACGGGGGGTCATCGGCGCGGACGTCACCCGCCCAACAGTGAATGGGGGTCGCGGCCACGGTGGACGTGAGCAGACCCCGCGCGCGGACCACGGACGGAACGCTGATCGCGGCCGCCCGCGACATAGGCGTCAGGGCGTCCATCCCGAACAGGTCGGTCCACGGCAGGGGGGACAGGGACCCGGTCACCCAAGGGGATGCGAGCTCGAGCGGGGGGTCGTTGAGGGACTGAACGATCCGCAACGCGCGGTCCCCGCGTCGGAACCCCGGCAGCGCCATACGGGGCAGGGTACGGGGTTGTCAGACCGTGACGCTAGGTCGCAGCGTCCGGGCGCGTCGGTGCCCCGCCAACGCGAGGGTTACCGCGGTCAGGGGGGACACGGGGCCCGCGGAACCCCGCCGGCTGATCGCCCACCCGTCACCGAGCGGGCGGCGCGCCGCGGACTTGACCGCTAGGTCTAGGACGGGGGACGACACGAACACGCACGACCCGTCGGTCACTTCGGTCAGAATCCCTTGGCACGCCGACGCCCACGCCCGCGCGTCGAACGGGTCCAGGCCGACCCCGGCGCGGACCAGCTTCGCGGCCGTGTCCACGGCAGGGCCCGCGTTGTCGTGCTTCACGGTCCCGACCCGCCACTTGGACCGCAACGTCCGCAACGTCCCCTCAAGCCATGCCGTGCCGACGTCGGCCGCGACGACGTCGGCGTAGGTGCGGCCGTCGTCCCCCGTCCAGCACGCCCCGACAGCCGCGAAGGACCCATCTAGGTCAACGTCAAACGCGACGGTCACGACCCCTGTCGGTTGGCGGACGTTGTCGGGCAGGACCCGGGCCCGGTTCCACGCCGCCGCGTCGAACAGGTCAGGGCCCGCCGCCGCCGTCGTCGTGACGCCTAGGAACGCCCGGTCGAACTCATGGCGGGGCATCGTGGCGCGTTCGTCAGCTAGGTCCCCCAACGTGATGCGGTGACCAACCGCGGGATGGACCCGCGCCCACGTCGCGGGGTCGTCTAGGTCATCGGCGGGGGACGCCCCGTAGTCCACCCCGGCGGCCTGCCCCGACTCCAACAGGCCGACGAACCGGTCAAGCCAAGATGACTCATAGGTCCCGGCGGCGCTGATGACCCATAGCTGACGCAACCGCGGGCGGTCGATCATGGCGGGCCGCACCCCGGCTTCTACCGTCTCCCCTTGCTCGGTGTCGAACGCCCACGCTTCATCGACCACGACGACGTCAAGGGGGGACCCGTGCCCCGCGTGCGCGTTCGGCGCGAGGATCCGGCAGGAGCTGTTCAGGCGGGGGACCGTGAACCGTTCCGCCCCGTTCGACAACCGGACGTGAAGCAAGGGCGCGAGGGGGGACGCTTCCAGGGTGGGCCGCCACTCATCCCGAAGGACCACGGCGGCTTCGGTCCGGGTCTGCGCCGTGTAGCCGGCGCGGACCCCCCGCCCCGTCGTCATCCTCTGAAGCATCGTGGCAAGGGTCAGAGTGGACTTCCCCGCCCGCCGCGGCACCCGCGCCACGATCACCCGGTGGGCCATTCGCCAAAGCCCCGTGTCCGGGTCGCGCTCGAGCTCACCGGACACGTCCGCGAGGGCCTGTTGCCACGGCATGAGGGGATACCCCAACGCGCGCGCGACCCGCCCGACCGCCGGACCGTACGTGCTACGCGTCGGGTCCCGCGGGGTCACCGTCCGGGGTACTGAGGGAACGTAGGAGCTCGTCAAGGGGGTCCCGTTCGCTAGGGGCACGCGCAATCA